GGCTCTCCTCGAGGTCTCAAGTTGGATTTGTACAACATTCCTAAATCCTTTGCAACTTGTGCTATGAAGTTCGTAAATACTCCTCGGTGATTTGCATTGACACTATCGTCTCCAAATATGGCTCCGATAAGTTGCCATGCTTCTTCTTCACTATAACCCATCAGCCTGAGTGCACAATACACATTAAATGCATTGTCTAGAGTACCAGATTGTGTTGTTATGGCACTACCGCTTCTCACGGTCATCTCAGGTTTATAACTAAAACCTGTTGTCGTTGATGCTTGGTTCTTATAAATCTGCTTGTATAAGCGTCTAAACTCTGCACGATGTTCAGGAGCGTAGTAACGCATATACATTGGCAACAACAGGTAATTAGAATAATCGGCACTCTGCGTGCCGTCTAGACATTTGTAATCACCCTCCTCTATTGCTTGGTCAGGTTCCATTTGCAATACGCGATCAAGAGCTGCTACGATTTCTTTTGGTTTCTTTCCAGGACAGTACCAGTGGTGTGATTTAAGTACTTTAGCCATGGGTAGACTGAATGCTGATGATTGTATGGTGATTTCAGGGGTCATAGTGGATATGTTGCGAGGGGGCTTGGCGGCCCCATAAGTCTCGGTCTTTATTTGGGCCTTGATCTTATTCTCTGCGTTTGTGGACATCATAGGGGCAACTTGGTTAAAGCGTCCGATTTGAAGTCTTTTGGTCTGAGTCTCTCGCACTTCACCGACTGATAAAGGTACTCCCGTTCCTACCAGATGTTGTGGCACTAATCGACGTACGAATTCGTCTGCATATCGCTTGTATTTTGGTGGAAAACGCTTGCTATTCTTTACCGCATCTACACGTCCTTCAATGCATGCTCGGTCTGCATTGTGTCCTTTAGCGGCAAATAGGGCTGGTTGGGATGTCAAAGGTGTTGTTACAACCTGCCCTGGCGTCTTACTATCTTCTGTTGATAATGCTCCCTTCTTTGGTATGGATAAATATACCACGGGGAAAGCTCCTGTCTTGACTACGTTAGGCTTGATTGTTATCAACTCTCCGAAACACTTATAAAGTATTGGGGCATCCTTCACGTAATCACAGTGCTTTGCTTCTTTGAGCATTCTCTCTACATCAGATACAAATACTGTGCTTTCTTTGTTTTGCAGACGAGTTCTTATGGCTTCATATAACTTCCCTGACATGGTCACGGAGTAGTTTGAACCATACTCGCCAATGGAGAGTGTGTCAGATATCGGCTCCCACAGGTATTGTAGATTACCATCCATCATTACCTTGCGTGACAATAAATTGTCACACCAGTCAAAATAGACGGATATCCACAAGGGATCTGTGATCTTTGCTTTTGGTAGCAGCCATATTAGGCGATGTTGTTCATCACCCTGTATTTTGCGCTGCTCAATATCATACACTAAGAGATTACCGTCATAGTCAATGGCCGTTACGGTATCTCCTTTATAATCCCAGAGCTGGTGATTGTATCTACCACCTCCTGACACGTTATACTGCAACATGTTTCCCTTGCACTGGAAACTGTATTCATCATTGTTGTAGTTTAAACGTTCAGGGGATAGTGTATACATACATATAGGTTTCCACAAATTGAGCCAACGAGGCATATCCGCATAATAATCCACATCTGTGAATATTAGAGCAGAATTCTCTCTTATTGGGTCATCTTTGTGCTTCATTCCAAAATCCTTACTGCAGTAAAAGAATCGGTTACCATCCCCATCGTCTCTTCTAGATGAAGAAACGCTATAGGGATCGTACCCGGCTCTACGAACCATTTCAGTGAGATACTGGTTCGCTGACGATCTGAATTCAGCGGATTTTGGATGAGAATGTATAGAATGACAAGATATTATGTCAATCATGTCACCTGCTGGCACAAAGGTTGGTCTCAAATCTCCTTTGCGCGTGGTACTTTTCTCCATTAACGCCGAGTAATAACGTACGTTCGGCGGAAAATAGCCTCCCAGAGTCATGAAATAATACCGCCATCTGGCGGCAGTGAATCTAATTGTGTTCCTGATATGACGAACTAAGATATTTACATCATCATTCGGTGGTACGAACTCATATTGATTCACGAAACGACCATACAACCGCATGTACAAGTTGGTTAAATTTCTTGCACCTGCAAATCCAAAGAGCATGACTATACTCTTTCTTGGATGGTTGATGATCATCTCAAACGGCCACACTACTACATTTCCTGCAAAGCTAACGATTGGATTTTGGACAACCGCCTGCAACGCATTAAATGATAAAACAGTCGTTTTGCTTATTATTGACATTTTGGGTAATTTTCTGT